GATTCTACGATCATCTTGGGAACGTGCTTGTCACAGTGCATACGAGCCGCTATGGCAGGGTCTTCATCTAATATAAATATATTCATGCTTATGCTCCTAGCTTTGTAAGTAAGCGACTGTCTTAACAGACTTATCCCAACAAGCACGACAGTCCTTGCACTTGTGATCTTGATCAGGTGCTTTGCACCTATACACATCAGGGTACTGGTCACTGTAGAATACATCCTCTGTAAATACTGCTGAGTTCTGTGCAGTATCTATCACTTGATTAAGATCTTTGGCAGACTTACGAACAACACAGTTACCATGTCTGCTTAGATTGTTAAGATGTTTCTTAGTACCATTCACAGTCCACATTTTAGTAGGTAACCAATGCTTTGTATTCTTTGTCCTTGACACCACAGCATTGATCTTGTCAATAAGTTTTGGATGGTATGCGTCACCACTGTCAAACCATCTGAACAATGGATCACCAGATAGTAAGGCTATCATGTCATCAACCCAACCATCACGCTTCCAATCCTCTGAGTTGTGTAGTCTTGGTGACTTGACAGTAGGCATATTATAGAAACCCTTCATTGCATAGCACCCTTCACACACCTCTGCATCTTTAGAGCCGGGGCAAAACTTACCACCAGCAGGGATAGACCATGACTTGGCTGGCATCTTAGACGTTTTAGATAGCTTAATCATTACTTCACCTATACTTTCATAGAAAATAAACTACACTTACAATAACAATAGGTACTATAAATATACTTAGAACTACTGTTACACCTATGATAAACTCTGCTATTTCTCTGACAGACAGAGGACTATCTATGATATACCTTGTCCTTATTGGTATAATAGTTTTTGGTTTACCTATCATTTCTTCAGCTTCCAATATATCTTGGGGTTACGTCCCTCTGTTTGTGATGTGATAGACAAAGAGTCAGGGTCAGGGTCTTGCTCTCCTACATACTGCCATGTATGACCTGCTTTAATATCCTGCTCTGCCTTGTTAAAAAATTCTTGGTTGTCTGCCATGAACAGAGTACCAATTACTACTACTACTATAACAATCATAAACTTTCCTTCCTTAGTTTTGCTTCTTCTATACACCTATCCCTACGCCAGATAGCCTTACACTTATATGCTGGTGTTAAACTCTGTAGTATTTCCAAGCCCTTCTCATTCTTTTCTATACTATCACAGGCCAGCAACCAACCTGCTTGTTCAGCCCTGAAGTCAGGGTCTATGTCTGAAAGTTCTACCATCTATTTATCCTTTCTTAATCTTCCTCGTTTTCATAAATGGTGTCGCCTACATATTCAGCTAACGACAAATACTCTTGACCGCAAGCCTTTGATTCAGCGACATAATTATGGTAGTCTTCGATCTTCCATTCAGGGATATATCTCATTAAAATTCTCCTTGCCATAATGATGGATGGAAGTTGATCAGGTAACCATTACCCATGTCCAAAGCTCTGAACAAATCTCTACCTTCATGCTTCCATACCTTGTTAGTGTCATCGTCTACAATATAATAGCCCATATCGTCTTTACGGACTTTATATCCACCCTTCCTTAAATCTTTAATAACCTTTTGAGTTATTTTTTTAGTCCATACTTTGGCTGTCATACTACTCTCCTATCCATTCAGATAAAGTTTTAGGGTGTTCTGTAAACCCTACACATTCAACGTATATTCTATACCTATCCCACATACGCTCAGGTATATCTGGAAACTTAGATTTTTGAAACATTAAATACCTACGCATAGAAGCATTAGTCATAAACATACTACGTCCCCTCCTATCTTTCTTCCCCAAACATTTCGCCAAAATGGTCAACATATTGTTGCAATGATTGTAAGTTTTGAAAAAGCTTCTCCAAGACTTCCTTATCAGTGTAATCTTTATTGACTGCATCATCCCCAAAAGCAAGTTCATATACTTCCTCTCTGAAATTAGACATACTACTCTCCTTTGTATTTACAATACGCATAGTCAGCACCATCACCTGACAGTACCTGCTCTGTTAGTTTAAGACAGTAATCCATACTGCCATTAGTTGTAAGCACCACTACCTCATCCTCAGTACATTTATCATTCTTGTATTGAGTATCTGTACAAGTACCTAGCCATATCACAATGAACAATATATCAATCATCATCATCACCTTCACTACTTGGGACCATGCCACAACTATTGTAACAATAAGGACAAGGTATATCATATGGGCCATCACGATGATAGCGTTCTAATTTACCTTCACCATCACAGTCTGGACACACTACGTCATTCATTATATAACCTCCAGTTATTTTAGTTTACTGTAAAGCCTATGGCATTGTTGAAAATTAAGCTACTTGTTTTTGAATAAATGCTTGTAAATCGTTAACAGTTTTTAAAGCATTGCTATTCTTTGCCTCAAACTTTTCAGAGTTTGAAAACCTAGAAACTACGCTGTTGATTGCTTTTAGTACATCGTCAGTAACATAAACTTTTATTTCGCTATCTTTTGCCATGCCGTCAAAGAAATTATTTTTAATAGCATTGGCAACGTCTACACCAGTCTTTATTGAAGGATCTTTAACAAATTTCTTTTCCTCATTAGACCAACGCTGGTTAGTGTAAGCTTCAACCCATTGGCGATAGTATTGACCGCCAATTTTAGCAGTCAGTAAAGCTTGTAGAACTTGGTTTAAGGGACCGTGATCACCGTGTTTATCAAGGTGATTAATGGCAAAACATGCACATTTAAACATGTTTGCTTTACCGTTTGTTAGTTGTCCGGTACCAGTTTTTAAAAGTTTTGTGAATTCTGCTAATGTTTTCATACCTATTGCTCCATTAAATAAAATAGGCCATAGGCTCAACAGTAAACTAAAAAAGAATATAAATACATATGCTTAGAACTATATGAATATAATATAGATACGTTTAGACATCCAAAAGAGAGCCGTCAAACGCCCATACCTTCACATTGAGTTACCTTGACTTACAGACAAGGCTTACATATGAGCAATTAAACTCATAAATGAGCCTCATAACGAAGCCCATTCTATCACGCAATTTATCTCATGATAGCGTAACTTAATATTAATTCTATAAGTTAAACTTGTAAGGAATAACCCATAAAATTTCCACCTTAAATCGGTGTGTTGCATGGTTAAAGAACACCAGCATATGTAATTCTCGTATGAGTAATTAAACCCGCAAATAAGCCCCATGTGAATGAAACTTATTTAAGTGTCTAATCAAACTGCGATAGAGATAACTTTGCTTTTGCGTCTTCCCTTGGCATTGAAGCCCCATTTCTTAGCGTTTGGTAAGGGGTTAAAATGATCAAAATTAGCAGTTGCAAAGCCCTTAGAATTGCCTTTAATCGTGGCTTTGTATTTCTTTTGTAAAGCCTCAAGCCTTTTAATTTCTCTCAAAGCAATACGTTCACGTTTGCCTAATCGCATTGTTTTTCTCCATATAAAGGGCGGTTAAAGAACACCTGCCAAATTGAATATGATAATAAGACTTTATTTATTTTTATATTGCAACAATTATTTTCAATAAATATGAAATTAATTTAAAAACAGCAAAATATGTGACATAAACAACACACTTTTATAAAGTACACAAAAAAAGTGTAATAGTCTAGAATAGCTTTTAAAGAGTTTTAAGGTGGTATAACTTTTTTATGAAGGCGTATTATCTAGAATTTTAGAGGCTCTGTATGATCATTTGAGAGCAATACAGGATTATATTAGTATTGTCTAATATATGAGAACATAGTAAGAACTTGTGTAGTTGGCATAGTTATTGCATATAATATAGTTGGCATAATAATTGCATAGGGTTATTGAGTACTAATTAATTGGCATAGTTATTGCATATCAATTAGTTGGCATAGATCTTGCATGGTTGGGTAGTGTCACAACAACACATCAAAACTTTGTAGTATCTCTACAGACTACAGAGTTTCTGTGTAGTTTAGCGAACATACTACAGAGTTGCTGTGTAGTATAGCAAACAAACTACAAAGTTTCTGTGTAGTTTAGCTGGGCTATGTAGGGGTTGGGGGTGCGCCTATATATATGAAACAGACACTAAAATTATCTCACAGAAATTCTCAATATTGGCTCTACAGTCCTACAGAGTGTTGTATATATATCACACCATAGTAACTAATATGTGCATCGATAGCTATAAAGGTACTTGACAAGATCGCTCTATTACAGTATAATAGGTCTATAAAGAATAACTTACCTTTTTATTTTTATTAATCTTAATAACTATTAAATTATAGAATTAACTTAGTTCCTATATAGTAGAGGACCCCCATAATAATGTATAAAGATTCACTAGGAAGATTTCTTACCTTATGTCTTTTTCAAGAAAATTATGAACATCAAAATAAAAAGTATCCACCAGTGTACTCCTTAAGAGATCCTGACCCTGATAATGCAAAGCAGTTACCATCTTTTAAGAAACTCTTTATGGATACCAAAGACATCACAGGCTATAAAGTAGCCATGCAGGAGCTTGGTAGCTGGGACCATATGCAAAAGTTATTTAAATCAAAATGGTTTATGTCTTACTTTGTCAAATGGGTTGATGAAATGGAAGTAATGCTTAAAGCAGAAGGACTACTCAAGATACAAGAACATGTATCAGGAGAAGGTTCTACTTCTTTTCAGGCTGCAAAGTATCTCTCAGATAAAGGGTGGGAACCCAAACGAGGACGTCCGTCAAAGGCTGAGAAGGCCAAGGAAGCTGCGAAAGAGAAGGCTCTTGAAGATGCTTTAGAAGACGATATGGAAAGAGTATTACGTGTCGTTAAATAAAATAAATGAAATAAGACAAGCAGCAGAACAAGATCTTATATCCTTTATTCATCTTGTGTCTCCTAAAAGTGTTCTTGGTTCTTGCCATGAAGAAATGATTCGATGGTGGACAAGACAACAAGCATTAACTCATCAGTTAGTTTTGTTTCCAAGAGATCATCAGAAGTCTCGAATGGCTGGCTTCAGAGTAGCATGGGAGATAACCAAACGTCCTTGGATCAGAGTTCTTTATATATCATCAACCTCTAACCTTGCAGAAAAACAATTAAAGTTTATTAAAGATATACTTACCTCAGACATCTACAGACGTTACTGGCCTGAGATGATAAACGAAGAGGAAGGTAAACGTGCCAAGTGGACTAACTCTGAGATAGAAGTAGATCACCCCAAGCGTTCAGAAGAAGGAGTCAGAGACCCTACCATCTTTACTGGAGGTCTCACCACATCTCTTACAGGACTACACTGTGACATAGCTGTACTTGATGATGTGGTTGTATATGAGAATGCCTACACAAAAGAAGGCAGAGACAAAGTACAAAGTCAGTATTCTTTGCTAAGCTCTATTGAAGGAGCTGATGCTGAGGAATGGGTTGTGGGAACCCGATACCATCCGAAAGACCTGTATGGTGAATGTATGGCAATGAGGGAAGAAACCTTTGATGACGATGGAGACATCAATGGTTCAACACCAGTATATGAAGTATTCGAAAAAGCCGTTGAGGATAGAGGAGATGGAACGGGAGAGTTTCTATGGCCTAGGCAGTCAAGAGGAGACGGAAGATACTTTGGGTTTGACAGGAAGGTCCTTGCTAAGAAGAGGGCGAAATATCTTGACAGAACCCAGTACCGTGCTCAATACTATAATGACCCGAACGACCCAGAATCCCAAAGAATAGGATCAGAACTTTTTCAGTACTATGACAGAAAGTACTTGACAAGAGAGTCTGGTGTATGGTATAATAAGGGCAATAGGTTAAATGTTTTTGCATCTATTGACTTTGCTTATTCCTTGTCTAAGAAAGCTGACTACACAACAATTGTAGTTGTGGGTGTATCTGAAAGAAACAATATCTACGTGTTAGATATAGAACGTTTTAAAACAGACAGAATATCGGATTACTTTGAAGCAATACAAAGACAACATATTAAATGGGACTTTCGTAAGATACGTGCAGAAGTTACAGCTGCTCAGTCAGCTATTGTTAAAGAATTAAAAACAACATACATTAAAGAAGCAGGTCTTGTTCTTACAGTTGATGAGCATAGACCTACTCGACACAAAGGTTCTAAGGAAGAAAGAATAGCTGCAGTACTAGAACCTAAATATGAAAACATGTCTGTCTGGCATTACGAAGGTGGAAACTGTCAGATACTCGAAGAAGAACTTACTCTTGAGAATCCACCACACGATGACGTTAAAGATGCTTTAGCATCCGTAATTGAGATAGCTGTCCCACCCACGGGACAACGATTCTACAAAAAGAAGTCAGGTGATATTCTGACACATCCAAGATTTGGAGGGGTAGCAGTACGCTAATGGCAAGACGTAAACAAGTATCTCCCCCTGATGAATTTGGTAACAGGTTTGTAACCTATACTGAAATAACACCTGAAGCTGTTCTTGCTCAGCCTGACCTTCGCACAACTAAACAATCAGTACAGACTCAACGCATTGCCAAAAACAATGGTGGTGGTGATTTTAATCCTGATACCTTTAATACTCCTCCTAGTTCTACTCCTCCTAGTTCTACTGTTACTTATGGACCTCCTCCTCCTAATATGGCTCAGATGGGTTTAGTAGATGTAGCAGCTCAAGACCAAGCTGAAACTTTAGGAAATGTTGGTAAAGCAGTAACAACAGTAGCAACAACAATCGGTAAAGGAGCTGCTTTGTTAAATCCTTTTACAGCATTAGCACTAGGAATTGGTTACGGTGTTCAAGCAAAAGCATTTGCTGATAAAGCAACTATTAATAACAAAACACTTCCAGAACAACTTGAAGATGAAATTAAAGGGGTAGTAGATCCTATTAAATCTTTATTAGGTGGAGCAAAACAAGAACTAACAATAGAACAACAAATAAATCAAGAACCAGAAAAAGGATACAGATCTACAGGAAACCCAAGAGGTTCTCGTTCAGGTGTAAGTGATATAAGTGAAAGTGTAAATGCAGGAGAAGGAAACAGAGGAGGTTTAGAAGGACTAACAACAAGAGGACCTTCACCAATTACCAAAACTAATTATGATTCTTTTGATTCTTCTTTAAGTAGTTTTGGTATAGGTGGAGATCCTTCTGATGCACCGGGATCAGGAGAGGATAGTGAAGGCATTCCATAATGGCTGGTAGAACTTTAGATATAACAGAATACTTAGGTAAACCTGA